ACGTGAAAACTCCGAACTGCGCGACTGGGCTACTCAGCTTTTGCCTGATGCTGCTCGTCGGCTGCGCGAGCGACCCGCCATCACCGGCGCCGCCGCTTATCGTGACTGGCTGTCCGGCCGTGGTGCCGTGCCACCTGCCAGCGACCAGCCCCCTCAAAAACGGTGACCTACTGACCGACGAAGACCGCGCCGAAGCCGCCTGGGCTGACTGCGCGGCACAGGTCGACATGGTCTACAAACACCAGCAGGCCAACCCATGAACAAGCCCGAGAGCCTACGCGCTCACCTCCTGGCCACCGTCGCCGATTTCAAGCACGACCCCGACCGCCTGTTGATATTCATCGACAACGGCAAGGTCCGTTGCACCGCCGCACACACCCTGTCATTCGAGTACAGCTTTGACCTGCAGATCATCCTCACCGAGTTCGCCGGACACCCCGACAGCGTGTTTCTGCCAATCCTAGGCTGGCTGAGCGTTAACCAGTCCGAGTTGCTGGAGAACCTCGACAAGGTCAAAAACGGCATTCAGTTCGAAGCGGACATCCTCGACAAGGACAAAGTGGACCTCAGCATTACCCTGGCGCTGACAGAGCGCGTGGTCGTTGGCAACGATGACCAGGGCAACACCACCGTGAAGCATCCGAACGAACCGCAGTATGTGGCGGGATACCTCGACCCGAACTGGAAGCCTGGGAGCCAGGGCAACACCAGCGAATGGAGAGTGCCGGATGGCGAATAATCTGGAAGCACTGGAGACCTGGGCGGCGGTGCTGCTGGATCGGCTGGAGCCAAGTGAGCGCAGCAAGCTTACCCGTAGCATTGGGCAGGAGCTGCGCCGCAGTCAGCAGACGCGAGTGATCGCGCAAGAAAACCCGGACGGGACGAAGTTTGCACCGCGTAAGCAGCGGAACCTGCGCGTAAAGCAGGGGCGCATTCGTCGGAAGCTGGCGATGTTCAAGAAGCTGCGGACCGCGTCATACCTGAAGGTCCGAGGCGATAGCAATACCGTGACTGTGGGCTTCACCGGGCGCATTGCCAGGATCGCAAGAGTTCACCAATACGGGTTGAAGGATCGAGCTGAACGCGGCGCGCCCGACGTCAAATATGATCAGCGGGAGTTAGTAGGCTTCACACAAATGGATCTAGACCAGATCCGTGATAGCCTATTAAGCCATTTAACTAAATGAATAAAATATATTAAGTTTCTCTAGCTGCAACGGAAATCAGATTCTTAAGGTCGTCGCAAGCCTTTCCAAGCTTTATTTGGGCTTTGCCCGCCGGTTCCAAATAGAGATTGCCCGGCTGACCTGACAGGTAAGCTTTCTTGTGCGCAAATTCAATATCATTTATTTCATCACGAATCTTAAGGATCGCCGCATACGCTTCTTGCAGCTCGCCACCATAAATATCAATAATCATACTTATTCTATTATAATCAACTTGCTTAGCAGGCGACTCCCTTATCTCGTCAAGGTATTTATTATAGTCAATCTGCCCTTTCATAACCAAAGACAAGCTCAGATAGTTACCAAAAAAAGCATTACTCCAATGACATATAAGAATATATAACTCCTCAAGGCGCTCCTTCCTCTCCCTTCTACTAACAAGCTTTTCCTCATGTGCAAGCTGTTGCTCTAGCCGTTTCAAATTCGCCCTATTAGTTAATGACACTCCGAATGTTGTGAGTAGCGAACCAAAAACGACCCCCGCTAGGCCTATCCAGGCCGCAAAGGGCACATCCTTAAGCATTTCTAGACCCATTTTTTCCTACCTTGAATACTTAACGACAGAAACATGCTTTGTATTGGTGAAGTCTATCTCACCCTGTACAGGTCCGCGTTACAAGTACAAAAGGCTGCGCCCTCGCGCACGCAACGCCAACATCGGCGCCATGAATGACTTCGCCGCCCTCTCTCGCATGCTTGAAAACCTCATCCGCTTCGGCGTCATCACCGCCGTGCAGATGGAGCCCCCACGCGTGCGGGTAAAAACCGGAACGCTGACTACCGCCTGGCTGCCGTGGCTCGCGCTGCGCGCGGGGGCTGATCAGCAATGGGATCCGCCCACTGAAGACGAACAGGTGATCCTGTTCAGCCCATCCGGCCAGCTCGCCAACGGCATTGTCGTAACCGGTCTGTTCAGTGACCACATCCCTGCCAACGGCAACCGAGCCGGACTGCACCGTCGCACCTACGCCGACGGCGCGGTGATTGAGTACGACAGCGTCGCCCATCACCTCAACGCTATTTTGCCCGACAGCGGCACCACCAGCCTGGACAGCAAGGGCGGAATCAACATCATCGGCCCCATTAATCACCAGGGCGACTACAACCAGACCGGCAATCAGAACGTGGTTGGCCGGGTGGACGTTTCGGTAGACGTGGTCGCGGGGGGGGTCAGCCTGGTCAATCACCTGACATCTGGCGTCAAGCAGGGCACCGATCAGTCCGGAAGGCCTTTACCAACATGAACCGAGAAACCGGCGGTGCCATTAGCGAACTGGACCACATCGGCCAGAGCATCACAGACATCCTCACCACCCGCATCGGTACCCGCGTGATGCGTCGCGAATACGGCAGCCTGCTGCCCGAGCTGGTCGACCATCCATTCAACGACGTCACTCGCCTGCGTGTTTACGCGGGCACAGTCATGGCGCTGATGCGCTGGGAGACCCGTATCAGCCTCAGCCGTGTGCAGTTCCTCGGCGCGAACCTGCAAGGGCAGTCTGTGCTGGAGCTTGAAGGCTCCGTCGTCGACACCAATGAACCCTTGAGCCTGAGCCTGCCGCTGCAACTGGGAGGAAGCGTATGAATTCCTTTGCCGCGATTGACCTCAGCCAGCTGCCGGCGCCACAGATCGTCGAGCAGATCGACTTCGAATTGATCCTGGCCGAGCGCAAGGCCTACACGATCAGCCTATGGCCGATCGAGGAACAGGCCGAGATTGCCGCGCGCCTCGACATGGAGTCGGAGCCCCTGGCAAAGCTGCTGCAGGAGAACGCCTACCGCGAAACCATCTGGCGTCAGCGGGTGAATGAGGCGTCCATGGCGAACCTGCTGGCATTTGCCAAAGGCCCCGACTTGGATCAGCTGGCGGGCAACTTCAACGTCAAGCGCCTGGTGGTTCAGGAAGCCAAGCCCATGGCCGTCCCGCCTGTCGCGCGGATCATGGAAGGCGACGACAGTTTGCGCGAACGGGCGCAAATGGCCTGGGAGGGGCTGAGCACCGCCGGCCCGCGCCAGAGCTACATCTTTCACGCCCGAGGGGCGGACGGTCGCGTTGCCGATGCGACCGCTGAAAGCCCGTCGCCCGCCGTAGCAGTGGTCACGGTACAGGCCCTCCTTGGCGACGGCACCGCGTCGGCCGACCTGGTCGCCACCGTCAAGAAGTATCTGAGCGACGATGACCGCCGGCCCGTGGCCGACCGCCTGACCGTGAAGCCCGCAGAAATCATTCGGTACCAGGTGAAAGCCAAGCTGTACTTGCTGACCAGTGGCCCTGAGTCTGAGCCGATCCTTGCTGCGGCTGAACAGAGCTTACGGGCCTACGTGAACCAACGTCGCCGCCTGGCTATGGAGGTGTCGGAATCCGCCCTGCACGCCGCACTGTTCGTCGAAGGCGTACGCAAGGTTGTGCTGGAAGACTGGGTCGATATCGTCGCCACCAAGGAACAGGCGCCCTTCTGCACTGGCGTCACCATCACAAGGGGCGCTGAATAATGGGTGCCCAGCAGTTGCTGCCGAACAACTCCACAACGCTTGAGCGTCAGGCGGCGCAGGCACTCGCGGAGATTCAGCGCGTGCCGATCCCCCTGCGGCAGCTGTGCAACCCGAACACTTGCCCGGTGGCGGTGCTGCCCTACCTGGCCTGGGCCTTCTCCGTGGACCGGTGGGACAGCAACTGGACCGAAGCCACCAAGCGCGCCGCCATTCGCTCGTCCCGCTACATCCACGCACACAAAGGCACCATCGGCGCCCTACGTCGCGTGGTCGAGCCGCTGGGTTACCTGATTGAGGTGATGGAGTGGTGGCAGACCGTGCCAGAAGGCGTGCCTGGCACCTTTGCGTTGAAGGTCGGCGTGCTGGACACCGGCATCACCGAAGAAATGTATCAAGAGCTGACATGGCTGATTGATGACGCCAAGCCGCTCACTCGCCCACTGACCGGCCTTGCCATCAGCCTGGAAAGCACCGGCACCGTATTTATCGGCGCCTGCGTTTATGAAGGCGACGAACTCAGCGTTTACCCACCGACCCAGCGCGATATCGACGTCAGCGGCGTGTACCGCATCGGTGGCCGCGAACACCATATCGACACGATGGACATCTATTCATGACCGATCAAAACAGTCAGTTCTTCGCAATCCTCACCGCCGTCGGCGAAGCCAAACAAGCGAACGCAGACGCCCTGGGTGTGCCCTGGACATTTGCACAGATGGCCGTGGGTGATGCCAACGGCACCGACCCTATCCCCAGTCGCACACAAACCAAGCTGATCAACGAGCGCCGACGTGCACCGTTGAATCAAGTGAAGGTCGACCCAAGCAATGCCAGTGTGATCATTGCCGAACAGATCATCCCGGAGAGCGTTGGTGGTTGGTGGGTACGCGAGATTGGTCTTTATGACGCGGCAGGGGACCTGGTTGCGATTGCCAACTGTGCCCCCACCTATAAGCCGCTGCTCGCTCAAGGTTCAGGGCGAACCCAGGTGATCAGGATTAATCTGATCGTGAGCAGTACTAGCAATATCGAGCTAAAAATTGATCCGTCAGTCGTACTCGCCACGCGAGAGTACGTCGACGTGAAGGTTGCAGAAGAAATCGGCAAGCTGGATTTAAAGCAGTCCGTCGTGGTTGCGACTCTGAATAGCATCGCCTTAGGGGGCCTCCAGACCATCGACGGTGTTGCCATTGAAGCGGGTGCGCGCGTGCTTGTGAGAAAGCAGCAGACCGCAAGTCAGAACGGCATATACATCGCGGCAGCTGGCCAGTGGTTCAGATCGCCAGACGCCGATACAAACGCGAAGATGACCTCTGCGCTGACCGTAGGCATTGAGCGCGGCGACACTTACGCCGATACAGTTTGGACATTGACTACAGACAGTCCTGTTGTCATTGGCACCACAGCGCTTAATTTCGAACTGCTATCAGCCACAGCAAAAGAAGTTGCAGGCGTGTTCAGGAGCGTAACGGTCGATAAGTTCGGTCGGGTGCTGGCTGGCACGGCACCTACTACGTTAGCGGGATATTTGATCGAGACGGCCAGCAAAGCCGAAGCTGAAGCTGACGAGGTGACAGAAAATACAAAGCCGGCAACCATGCTTAACGTTTTCCAGTTCTTCAAAAAACGCTGGGTTGAGGCGACGGAAAGCAAATCCGGCGTTCAGGCCAACGCGAAAGACGAGGACATGGATGAGGGCACAACAGATGCTCGAACCGTCACTCCGCTGAAGCTTGCACACCGTCTGGCGAAGGTACTTGTTCAAGCCACAGAGGCGGTGGCTGGATTGGCAAAACTCGCCAGTCAAAGCCAGGTTGATCAAGGTCTGGATGACGCGACGATTGTTACGCCGAAGAAGTTACGCGCCGGCTTCCGAGTCTCATTGGCTGTCAACGGCTATATCTACTTCCCCAGCTGGATGGGGGGATTGGTGTGGCAGTGGGGCAACAGAAACTTTACCTCGGGGACCTCAGTAGCGTTCGCTATGCCTTTCCCCGTTGAGTGCCTCATCGCCTGGGCTCTACCGAACTCCATCGTTGGCGGGAACCCTAGTTCGGTAGCAGTAAACGTTCAGTCGTTGACGACAAACTCGATGATCCTGAGCTGGTCGGCTGGTGGGACTTACTCTTTTTTCTGGTTCGCATTAGGACGCTGACATGTCAAAAATTTATGCTGTATTCAACGGCGACGGGCTGTTTCAACACATGCTTTTCCAGGGTGTACATGCCATTCCGAAAGGTGCGGTCGAGATCAGCGATGAGTTATCGGCGCGCATTCTCCAACAGCCTGATTCGATTTGGCGTATCAATGGATCTGGAGCGATTACCGCTACAGATCCCGAGTCGATCCCACCCACCCGCGAACAGGTCGATGCAGAGCGTGACCGCCGGATCGACGCAGGCGTAACGTTCGATGGAGTGCTCTATCAGTCGAAAACGACCGACCGAGAAAACATTGCAGGAGCTGCTCAAATGGCGTTCATGGCAGTGGTGGCAGGCGCTCAAGCCGGCGACTTGCGCTGGTCAAACCCCGACCAGGACTTCGCCTGGATCTGCGCCGAAAACACCCTAGTACCCATGGACGCACAGACCGTTGTGGAGTTCGGGCGAGCCGCAGCGCTGCGGAAGTCGGAGCTGATCTACGCAGGTCGTGCATTGAAGGATCTGCCGGAGATTCCTGAAAACTTCACCGACGCCGTGTGGTGGCCGAAATGAGCAAGTTCCTGAACACCCTCAAAACCGAACAGGACGGCAAGTGGGACCGAACCCTGCTGGCTGATCTGTCGCTACAGGATGATGACCACGGCCTGATCACCGTCCCGGCTGGCTTCAGGACCGACTTCGCCAGCATCCGGTTCTTGCACAACATCTTCCTGTTCGTGCTTTACGCCCTGCTCGCCGGCTACGGCAACTACGCCGCCACCGTGCACGACTGGCTCTACACCACCGGGCCGTTCACTCGTAAACAGGCCGACGGGGTGCTGTACCGTGGCCTGCGTGCCGAGGGAATTGCACGCTGGCGAGCCTGGCTGTTTTGGGCTGGCGTCCGCATCGGTGGCCGCAAACGCTACAAGATCAATCCCGCCTGAACATCTGCCACCTGTAACCCCCTTCCCTACAAGTGCCGCCGCTCGCCCATCCGGCGCGCGCGCGGCAGCCTGTGCACTGTCATTCCATCACAGTGCAGGCAACCACCCATGGCCGGTTCAGACTATCTCCACGGCGTGCGGGTCATCGAACTCAACGACGGCACCCGCCCCATTCGCACCATCGCTACCGCAGTCATCGGCCTGGTTTGTACGGCTGAAGACGCGGACCCGCTCGCTTTCCCGCTGGACACCCCTGTCCTGCTGACCAATGTGCAAACCGCGATCGCCAAAGCCGGCGTCAAAGGCACCCTGGCGAAGAGCCTGCAGGCCATCGCCGACCAGACCAAACCCTACACCATCGTGGTACGGGTCCAGGAGGGCGCGGACGAAGCCGCCACCACCACCGCTCTGATCGGCACAACTACAGCTGACGGCAAGTACACCGGCATGAAAGCCCTGCTCGCCGCCAAGGCCCGTGTGGGCATGACGCCACGAATCCTCGGCGTGCCAGGTCTCGACAGCCAGCCAGTTGCCACCGCCCTGGTCTCGATCGCCAAGGACTTGCGCGCCTTCGCCTACGTCAGTGCTTGGGACTGCAAAACCAAGGAAGAGGTAGTCGCCTACCGCGAGAACTTCGGCGCCCGTGAGGTCATGGTGATCTGGCCGGAGTTCATGAACTGGGACACAGTCAAAAACGCAACCGTTACCGCGTCGGCTGTGGCTCGCGCCCTGGGTCTCCGGGCTCTGATCGACAAGGACACCGGCTGGCACAAGACCATCTCCAACGTCGCGGTCAACGGCGTGACCGGCATCAGCGCCGACGTGTTCTGGGATTTGCAAAACCCGGCCACTGATGCCAACTACCTCAACAGCAACGAAGTCACCACCCTGATCAATGAGGGCGGATTCCGCTTCTGGGGTAGTCGTACGTGCAGCGACGATCCGCTGTTTGCCTTCGAAAACTACACCCGTACCGCGCAGATCCTCGCTGACACTATGGCCGAGGCGCACATGTGGGCCATGGATAAGCCGATGCACGCGTCCCTGGTCAAAGACATCATCAACGGGGTCAACGCCAAGTTCCGCGAGCTGATTGCCCAGGGCTACCTGATCGGCGGCCAATGCTGGTACCCGGATGACATCAACGACAAAGACACCCTCAAGGCCGGCAAGCTGACCCTCGACTACGACTACACCCCCGTGCCGCCCCTGGAAGACCTCACCCTGCGCCAGCGCATCACCGACCGCTACCTGATGCAGTTCGCCGCCGCCGTCAATGCTTAAACCGGGCCTCCCCGCAAGGGGAGTTAACCCTGTGCCATAACCCCGGAGATCACCGCCATGGCCCTGCCCCACAAACTGAAGAACATGAACCTGTTCAACGACGGCAACCTCTACAGAGGCAAAGCCAAGACCGTCACCTTGCCCGCCCTGGGTCGCAAGATGGAAGCCTATCGCGGCGGCGGCATGAACGGCCCGGTAAAAACTGATTTGGGCATGTCCGACGACGGCATCCAGTTGGAATGGAAGCTCGGCGGTCTCGATCTGATCGTACTCAAGCAGTTCGGCGCAGTGAACGCCTCGGGCGTCGCTATGCGCTTTGCCGGCGCCTATGAGCAGGACGACACCGGTGAGGTCAGCGCCGTGGAGATCTCCGTTCGTGGCCGTCACGAAACCATCGAAATGGGTGACGCCCAACCTGGCGAAGACACCGAGCATTCCATCACAACCACCTGTACCTACTACAAGCTGACTGTCGACAACGAAGACATTATCGAAATCGACCTGCTCAACTTCATCGAAAAGGTCGGCGGCGTCGACATGCTGGAGAAACAGCGTAGCGCCATCGGCCTCTGATCCTCGTCCTCGATCGATAACCACGAACCCTCAGCACCAGGAGCTCTACCCATGAAAGACGAAGCCACCGAACAAGCCGAAGTAAAACCGTTGGCCGACGACAACACCGTCATCCTCGACACGCCTATCCGCCGTGGCACCACCAGCATCGACAGCATCACCCTGCGTAAACCCAACTCTGGCGAGCTGCGCGGCGTGAGCCTGGCAGAGCTGCTGAATATGGACGTCAACAGCCTGGTCAAAGTGGTTCCGCGCATCAGCACCCCTGCCCTCACCGCCGTCGAAGTCACATCGATGGACCCGGCCGACCTGTTCGCACTCGGCACTAAGGTGTCTGGTTTTTTGCTACAGAAATCGATGAAGACGGACGCATCCCTCGTTGCGTAGAGGACGCCATGGCCGACTTGGCCGTGGTTTTTCACTGGGCGCCGGCTGACATGGATCAGTTGGGCTTGAAGGAACTGATGGACTGGCGCGAGCGCGCCAGGGTGCGGAGCTCCACCGATGGCAAATGATCTGAAACTTCAGGTGCTGCTCAGTACCATCGACAAAGCTACCCGCCCCCTGAAGCACATCAGCGAAGGGGGCATCCAGACTGCACGCGCCCTCAAGGACGCTCGCGACCGCCTGAAAGAACTCACCTCCCAACAGAAAGACATCAGCGCCTGGCGGGCTCAGCGTGCGGCCGCTGAGCAAACCGGCGCGTCTCTCACCGCCGCACGGGACCGCGTCAAATCCCTGAGTCAGGAACTCGCGGCCACCGACGCGCCGACCAGGGCAATGGCCCGGAGTTTCCAGGCAGCGGTGCGCGAGGCAACGCGACTCAAGCAGCAGCACCAGCAGCAGAGCGAGCAGTTGCAAGGCCTGCGTTCGAAACTCTACGACGCCGGCATCAGCACCAAAAACCTTGGCACCCACGAGCGCCAGCTGCGCGAGCAAATCAACGCCACCAACGCCAGTATCAGTACCCAAGGCAAGCGCATGGCCGAGCTGAGCGCCCAGCACAAGCAGGCGGCGTTGGCCCGCAGTCAGATGGAAAAATCCCAACGTGCCGCCGGCAATCTTGCCGTGAACGGCGCCGCTGGCCTGGGCGTTGGCTATGCAGCCAGCCGCCCCATTGCCGCCGCAGTGAAGGCCTTCGCCCCCAACGAGGATTCCGCCACACAGCTCAAGGTGTCGATGATGGACGACACCGGCAAGGTCTCGGAGGACTTCCAGAAGATCACCGACTTGGCTACCAAGCTCGGCGACCGGTTGCCAGGTACGACGGCCGACTTCCAGAACATGATGACCATGCTTCGGCGCCAGGGACTGAGCGCGCAAAGCATCCTCGGAGGTACCGGCGAAGCGGCAGCATACCTTGGTGTCCAGTTGAAGATGGAAGCCACAGAGGCGGCAGAATTCGCCGCTAAAATGCAGGACGCAACACGCACCACTGAAAAAGACATGATGGGCCTGATGGACACCATCCAGCGCGGGTTCTATGCCGGTGTGGACCCCGGCAACATGCTCCAGGGCTTCAGCAAGATCGCCCCGGTGATGGATGTGATCAAGAAGTCAGGGATCGATGCCGCGAAGGAGCTGGCGCCGCTGTTGATCATGATGGACCAGGCTGGCATGGAGGGTGGCTCAGCCGGCAACGCCTTCCGCAAAATTTTCCAGGCAGGTCTAGACAAGGACAAGGTCGACAAGGCCAATAAAATCGCGGCAGGGGCTAACAAAGGCATATCGCTCAAATTCACGAATTCTGACGGAAACTTCGCTGGCCTGGAGAACCTGTACGCGCAGGTGGAAAAGCTCAAAGTTCTGAATGACACCGACCGCACGGCTGTAATCAGCAAGCTCTTTGGGGATGACGCTGAAACGCTCACCACCCTGAATACGATGATGAACAAGGGGCTGGCCGGGTATAAGGAGGTCCAGCAGAAGCTGCAAACCCAGGCCGATCTGCGTACCCGAGTCAACGAACAACTCAGCACCCTAACCAACATCATGGAAGCCGCAGAAGGCAGTTTCACCAATGCCATGGCAGAGTTCGGTGCAGCGGTAGCGCCGGAACTCAAGGATCTGATCAACACGCTGGGGGAGATCGCCAACAGCGTTGGCACCTGGGCCAGGGAGAATCCCAAGTTGGCCGGTGGCCTGGTCAAGGTGGTAGCCGCGATTGCCGCGCTGGCATTCGTGTTTGGTGGCCTGGCCCTCACGATGGCGAGCATGCTGGGTCCGTTCGCGGTGCTGCGCTACGGCATGACAATGTTCGGTCTTCAGGGTGGCGGCATCACCAGTATGCTCGGCCGACTGATGCCAACACTGACCGGGCTGGCCCGTAACGTTTTCCCCATGTTTGCCCAGGGCGTTCGAATGCTCGCCATGACAATGGGCGGCGCGCTGGTCACGGCTCTGCGTACCGTAGGTATTGCACTGTGGGGGCTTGCAGCCAACCCAATTGTCTTGATCATCGCCGCCGTTGTTGCCGCGTTGGCTGCCGGCGCTTACCTGATTTACAAAAACTGGGACGCGGTGAAAAACTATTTCACCAATGCCTGGACCGAGATCAAGGCAGGCTTCGATGGCGGCATCGGCGGCATCATCACCACCTTGGTCAACTTCAGCCCGCTCGGCCTTGTGTACCAGGCATTTGCTGGCGTGCTGAGTTATCTGGGCATCGAACTGCCCAGCCGCTTCACCGAGTTCGGCAGCATGATCGTCAATGGCCTGGTCAACGGCCTTACGGCCGGCCTGGGCGCCGTGAAAGACGCCATCAGCTCGATCGGAGATAGCAGCATTGGTTGGTTCAAGGAAAAGCTCGGTATCCACAGCCCGTCGCGCGTGTTCGCGGAGTTGGGCGGGTTCACCATGGCCGGGCTTACCCAGGGCCTTGAAGGTGGGCAGAAAGGACCGTTGAACGCCCTGACCAGCATGAGCAAGCAGCTGACAGCGGCAGGCACCTTGGCCCTGGGCGCCACGGCGATGCCGGCATTTGCCGTGGACAACACGCCGCCAATCAGCAGCTCGCCCGCAGCTGCTGTTTATGACAGCCACGACATCTACGAAATCACCATCTCGGCAGGACCTGGCACCGACATGCAAAGCCTGGAAAAGAGCGTGCGCGCGATGATGGCTCGCATCGAAAACGAAAAGAAAGCGCGTCAGCGCAGCAAACTCTCTGACCTGGAATAACCACCATGATGATGGCCCTCGGCATGTTCGTGTTCAGCCTTAAAACCGCCGCCTACCAGGAACTGCAACGCCAAACCGATTGGCGCCACGCCAGCAACAACCGCGTCGGCGCCGCTCCCGCGCGGCAATTCGTGGGCCGTGGGGATGACGCCATCACCCTCCCCGGCATCATTTTCCCCGAGCTGGCGGGCAGCGCCCTCAGCCTCGACGCGATACGCCTGATGGCGAACACCGGCAAGGCCTGGCCCATGGTCGAGGGTACTGGGCGGATTTACGGCTTGTGGGTGATCGAGAGCCTGAGCGAGACCAAGACCCTCTTTTTCAGCGACGGCACCCCTCGCCGGATTGAATTCACCCTAAGCCTGAAGCGCACGGACGACGACCGTATCGACCTGCTCGGTGCCGCTACCAGCATCGGCGTCAACATCCTGCGAGGTCTGCTGTGATCGAGCCCGTCATCGCCAAGGTCACCGGTTACCTGCGCAACACCGCCGAGCGATACGTCCGCGACGCAGCCTATCCGGTGCCCGCCTTCCGGCTCGCCGTCGACGGCCTGGACATCGCCCAACTGATCAGCCCGCGGCTGATGAGCCTGGAGCTGACCGACAACCGCGGTGTCGAGGCCGACCAACTTAGCATCACGCTGAGCGACCACGACGGCCTGCTGACGATCCCACCCAAGGGGGCGGTACTGCGCCTATGGCTGGGCTGGAGCGATACCGGCCTCGTCGACAAAGGCACCTACACCGTCGACGAAACCGAGCACAGCGGCGCGCCGGACGTGCTCAGCATCCGCGCTCGATCGGCAGATCTACGCAAGGGCCTGAAAACCAAACGCGAGCGCAGCTGGAGCAACACCACCCTCGGCGACGTCCTGGGCGATATAGCCATTGGCAACGGCCTCACCGCCACCATCGCCGGCGCGCTCGACGGTTTGCCCATCCTGCAGCTCGACCAGGCCAACGAATCCGACGCCAACCTGATAAGCCGCCTGGGTGAAGAATTCGACGCGGTGGCCAGCGTCAAAGCCGGGTGCCTGCTATGCCTGCCAGCGGGCGGCGGCAAGACGGCCAACGGTCTGGATCTGCCGCACATAACCCTCACCCGCGCCGACGGCGACCAGCACCGGTACCTGCAAGCCGACCGCGACAGCTACGACGGTGTGCGGGCCTATTACTACGACGTGAACAGCGCCAAGAAACAGGAGGCCATTGCCGGCGGCGGCGACAACCTCAAAGACCTGCGCCACACGTATAGCGACCAACAGTCGGCCTTGCGCGCAGCCCGTGCGGAATTCCGGCGACTACAACGCGGCAGCGCCACGCTCAGCTACAATCTGGCAATGGGCCGGCCGGATCTGATCCCCGAGCTGACGTACACGCTCCAGGGCGTTAAGGCGGAAATCGACGAGATCATCTGGTACGGCGGCAACGTGCAGCACAGTCTGAGTGCGGATGGCGGCTACACCGTCAGCCTGGAACTGGAGAGCAAGCTGCCGGAAGACAACGTTGAAGATCTGGCGGAGGACAACAAGGGCGATTACACGGGGATCATCGCGTACTACCGCGACCACAAAACCGGGAAGGAAAAGACGATTACGGCGGGAGATCAGACGAAGCCGAGGCGGTTGCGGTGGCTGTATGCGAGTGAGAAGACGGCTAAGCGGGCAGTGGATCGGGAGTGGAAAAAGGCTCAGGCCGACAAGCAGGTATAAACCCCGGAACAGGTCCGGGGCCCGCTGACCTTTTACTCAGGCGCCTGTATGAAAACCTCCAACAGTCGCAGTACATCCTTCTGACGTTGGGCACTGATCGCCCGGAACAAACCCAGCAACATCACTTCTTGATCGCTAAGGCAGTTCGCATCTACGACTGACACTTGGCTTTCCGAAACACCACTGTTCTCCATCATGCGAATACTCCTTTCACACGCAACCGGTACCCGGCGCCACCATGGCGCCGTTGAGGTTTCCCGGGGAACAGCTAATTTCCATCACGTTTTTGTGTGTCATCGCACTGGGCAGAAAAAAACTATGAGCCTCTGTTACGTCACAACTGCCCTGGTCGAGCGCGAACATCAAGTATCTGGTTATTCGCGGGATTGAAGTCGCACTCGTAGATGTGTTTTTGGAAGGCACCGAAACCGTTCTGAAATTCGATTTTATCGCCTATGTAAGTGATCGTGCCTTGCTCTTGGTTTAGCCAACGGAAATGGCTGAACTTCGGCTCAAAGGTTCCATCTGTCCAGCGGGAGGTGTACTTAGCCAGGCGTGCCACAGAATCCTTGCAATACACACCGACCGCGACGGTGTACTTGTCGCCCGAGCATTGAAGGTCTTTGCGACAGGCCGCTTCATCCACCTGTGCTTGTTTCTCTGCCTGTTTATCTTCGGGTTTGTCACTCTTCCCGCCAGAACACATTGAAACAACCACTGCAATGATGATTACAAGAAGGATGCCTCCTCCGATCGCGCTGCCAGTTGATACACCTGGATTCGCCACACCGCAGTTGGGGCATGTTTTCGCAGACGCATCCACGGTGTGTTTGCAGGACTTACAAGGCTTCAACGCCATACCTCTACTCCTTTTGACTTCCATGAAAAAACCGACCTTCATGGTCGGTGGGATGCTTCCAATTACAATTTCCGGACGAGAATCAACTCAACCGTCCTTTCTTGTTCCGTTCGCACCTGTAGCAAAAGCGAATGCAGCGGCCATCCGATACAGCACCTGACGGTCATCTTCATTGACCAACTCGTACACCTTCAAAAACATCGCAGCATCGGGGCTGATGCTCTCTGCTGTCTGAGGCCTACGCTCGCCAGTCACCACATACAGGATGTCCACGCCTTTAGTCGAAACCGCAGCCAAATAGGCCGCGTCCGGACTGCGTTCGCCCTTTTCGTAGTTGAACTGAGAGGTCTTCGCCACGCCCGCAAGTGCGGCGAAATCCGCTTGATTAAAACCCAGGCGGACACGTTCCTCCCTCAGCCTTTCACCGATATTCAACAAAACGACCCCTTATAGAGTTGACTATTCAACATTCGTTGAATATTCTTCCCCTGTCATCACACGAAACCACACGAAACGAGACTATGCCGAACGCATCCCCCATCGAGCAAGCATGCCAAGAAGCCCGTGATCGTCTGGCACGTCTCGGGATTACGGCCAAAGACTGGGCCGAAAAAAATGAGTTCAACCCATCGACGGTCTACGCAGTTTTGAACGGACAGAAAAAATGCCTGCGTGGTGAAGCTCACCGCGCTGCCGTTCTGCTCGGCATCAAAGACGGCGTGATTACAAACTAGGGCCTCTGGCTCCAAGGGGAAACCAGAAGATGAAACGCCCAGTTCTAGACAGCAGAAAGAGCGTCGTAATGGCCGTCATCGGCGCCTACCCAGGCGGTCGGTCGTATGCCTCGGCAGACCTCGGCATGCCGCTGAAGAAGTTCGACAACCAGGCCTACGAGAACGCCGGCAGCCGCCCGCTGACCGATGAACACATTCACCGTTTGGAGCAAGTAGCCGGGACCACATTCCTGGCCGACTACATCGCCTCAATGTACGGCGGTATGTTCGTACCGCTGAGCGTCCCGGAGAACCTGGACAACGTGGAGTTGTACAGCCGGTCTCTCAAGGCCTCGGCCCAGCGGGGCAAGGTCGACCAGATCATGTCTGCGGCCCTGGATGACGGTGTTATCGAAAGGCGTGAAGCCGACGCGATCATCGCCGCCCTGATCACCTACATGTCCGCTCGCTACGCAGAAGTGTTTGCGACCATCCAGCTGTACAGCCAGGGAGCTGTTTAGTGAGTACTTACAAACTGGTCTGCCCCCACTGCCACGGCCGCATGCGCATCCGCACCAGCGAAGGCCAACACATTTTCCTGCGCATCACTTACATGCAATGCACGAACGAAGCCTGCGGCTGGGCGGTGCGTGCTGAGTTTCAAATGACCCACGAGCTGAGCCCAAGCGGCATGCCCAACCCAGCTGTAAAGCTGCCAGTTGCAGACGTGGTCATTCGTCGCCAGGCAATGAAAACGGCCAACGATCAACCCGATCTGCTGGACCAACTGGAAATGGAGCGCGCGTGATGAACCTCGATCAACAGACTCATGACTACCGCAGCAGCATGCAACACGCTGCTTTCGCTTACCTGCAACGCCATGAGGCAGAACACCTGGTGGATTCCGATCTGTTGTTCGATCGCTGCATTCGCCACCTGACCCTTGCATTGGAAGTGCCTGTGTTCATGGCACCCAAACTTGTCCACAACGCCTGGACCGAACTGCAGGTCATCAAACAGCGCACTTGGATTGGAGTTGATTGGGGCACTGCGCCTGACAGTTCCCGTGTCCACCTGGTAGATGTCCGCGCTGACCAACGCTTCCCGGTACCGGCTCGGTTTCTGCCACAGAAACTCCTCGACCAGCGCAGCACCGTACACAAGCCACACCCTCAGTAACGCTCCCTTTTAAACCCCCGCCCTGCCCCGTTCCCAATGGGTTTGGGTGAGCTTTGCCCGCAATCCGAGGTGGACCATGGAAATCGACATCGCCATCACCGCAAAACTGCCCCGCGACCACGCTGAGGCACTGCTCGTTGAGTTACGTGCGCAGTACGCGGTGCTGCTCAACGAGCATTGGTATGACGACCGCTTTCGCATGATCCCCGAAGGTTTGCGGCATGGCTCGTTACTGGTGGCCTTCCCTGCGATGGCTGCACGAAAAAGCCTGATTGGCGCCCTTAAACACAGCCTCGACGAAGCGAAGTAAGCCACGATGGAAATGAAAGAAAGGCTGCGCGCCGACGTCATCCAACGCATTGAGCGGGATTACCAGCTCAAGCACATGCGCGGCACCGACTATATGCGTAAGGGCGTTTGCCCTGCCTGCGGCCAGAAGACCCTCTACACCTTCTACAACGCGCCCTGGACACTGATCTGCGGACGGCCGGAAAAGTGCGACCACCGCGTACATGTAAAAGACGTTTACGACGACCTGTTCAACGACTGGAGCAAGACCGCGCCGTCAACGCCGGAGAATCCGCTTGCCACTGCGCGCGCCTATCTGGAGTTTGCACGGGGATTCAAATTTGAGCTGATCGCCGGTTGGTTCACCCAGGAAAACTACTGGGACAGTCGACTGAACATCGGCAGTGCCACGGTGCGTTTCGCCCTGGAAAAAGGTGGGTACTGGGAACGGCTGATCGATCGACCAGACCGCTTTGGCAAGATGAAAGCGCGCTTCCGCCCTACCGGCGAAGGATTGACCGGTTACAAAGGCGTCTGGTGGTGCCCGCCGAGCTTGGACCTGCTGGAGGTCGACGAACTCTGGATAACAGAGGGCATCTTCGATGCCATCGCGTTGCTGCATAACGACGTGTCGGCCGTGTCGATGATGTCCAGCGCCCCCTGCCCGATCGACTCACTTAAGGCCCTGGTCAAACTGCGCCACGACGCCGACAAGCGCTTGCCACTGCTGGTGTGGGCACTGGATAACGAGCCCGTCGCCAAGGCCAACATGCGCCGCTGGGCGAAAGAAGCCCGTGACCTGGGCTTCACCTGCAAGGCGGCAGTGATCCCGCAGCCCAACGGTAAAAAGGTTGATTGGAACGACCTTCACCTGCGCTGGAAGCCGATTGAGGGTGATGAGAAACGCGCCGAGCAGATCGACCAGGATCTGGACGAAGCTCGCCACCACGGCGATTTACTGCTGGCTGATTCGGCAGAGGAAAAGGGGTTTCTGATCTACCTGCGCGACGAGCGCAAGGAATTCAACTTTACGTTCCGCAAGCGCCTGTACTGGTTTCGGCTGGACCTCGATAAGTACGACCGTGCCATGGGCGATTTGGAAAGCTCAGAACGGCATGAAGATCAACTGCTCACTGATGAACAGCGGCGCTACAAGGCACTGCGCCAATCGGGCTCAGTGACCAGCATCGCCAACTGCAATTTCCAGGCGCTGTATTACATGCGCAACGACTTGACCGATGAGGCCTGGTACTACTTCCGTATCGAGCGCCCGCAAGGGCCAGCCATTAAGAGCACGTTCACGGCCAAACAGCTCACGTCGGCGCCTGAGTTCGCAAATCGCCTGCTCAACGTCTCCAACGGTGCGATGTTTGAGGGCAGCGCCCAGCAGTTGAAGCGAATTTTGGCGCCCCAGCTCGACAACCTCAAAACCGTCAACACCATCGAATGGATCGGCTACAGCCGCGACCATGGCGCCTATGTCTTCAACGATCTGGCCTTTCACGGCGGCAAGGTTCAGGTGCGCAACAAGGAAGACTTTTTCGACCTGGGCAAACTGAGCATCAAGTCGCAGAGCCAGTCGCCGGTGCTGCATATCAACACCGACCTCAATGCCTACAACGAAGGTTGGTTCGACATCTACTGGCGCTGCTTTGGTGTACAGGGGCTGGTGGTGCTGGCCTGGTGGCTGGGTGCGCTGCACGCCGAGCAGATCCGCCAGATCCACAAATCACTGATGTTCCTGGAACTGGTTGGCGAAGCCGGCTCGGGCAAGACCACCCTGGTGGAACTGCTGTGGAAGTCGGTCGGGCGTACTGATTACGAAGGCTTCGACCCGTCCAAAGCGACCGCCGCCAGCCGTGCGCGCAACTTTTCACAGGTCAGCAACTTGCCGGTGGTGCTGATCGAGTCGGAGCGTGAGCAGAAGGAAGGCCAGCCAGTTAAACACTTCGACTGGGACGAGCTGAAAACCGCCTACAACGGCCGTAGCGTCCGCTCCACCGGCGTAAAAAACAACGGCAACGACACCCACGAACCGCCGTTTCGCGCCGCGTTACTGATCGCACAGAACAACCCGGTGAACGCCTCGGAACCCATCCTGCAGCGTATCTGCCACGTCCACCTGACCCGCGAGCACCACACGCCGGAAACCAAGCAGTACGCCGAGCAGTTGGAGCGCATGCCGATGGACAGCATCAGCGGCTTCCTGGTCAAGGCGCTGCAACGCGAAACCGAAACCATGCGCCTGATGGAAGAAAACACATCCGGCTACGAACAGGAGCTGCTGGCCCAGCCCGGTGTGCGCACCGTGCGTATCGCCAAGAACCACGCCCAACTGCGCAGCCTGGTGGATGCACTGGCCGGTGTTGTGCCGCTCGGTGAACGCCGCAAGGCCCTCGCACACGCCGAAATCAGCCGCATGGCCCTGGAGCGGCAGCAGGCAATCAACGCCGATCACCCGACCGTGCGCGAGTTTTGGGACCTGTACGAATTCCTCAATGGCATGGACGAGAAAGCCGCGCTGAACCATGCACGTCGCGATGGACTGATTGCCGTGAACCTCAACGAGTTCGTGGAGATGGCTGCCAACAAACGGCAGCAGGTACCGCCGCTGAGCGACCTGAAACGCCTGCTCAAGACCAGCAAGTCACCCAAATTTCTGGAATCGAACAAGCCCGTCAACTCGTCGCGCCAGGTCGACGCCTTCGACAAACCGAAAACCATTCGCTGCTGGGTATTCCAGGGCGTGTAACCACCGCAACAACAGGAGCAGCACCATGCAAAACGAACTCAAATCAGCCATTTGTTTCAATGACTTTGTCGCCTATTTCGGCGCGCGGGGCGTACTTGTTTTGGCCTGGTGGATGGGGGCCGCGCACGCCGTTCGTATCCGTGAAGACCAGCACAGTTTTCCGTTCCTACAAATCAACGGTGCGGCCGGCAGTGGCAAGTCCCTGCTTTTGGATTACCTGCAAAAGTTGAATGGACAGGGCCATTGCGGGCATTCGTTGGCTCACGCAACCCAAGCGGGTCGGGCCCACATCTACACCAACGCGGACCGGCCGATAGTTATTTGTGAAAACTACGAAGAATTGCCAGATCACTCCTTTGATTGGGATGAGCTGAAACAGCTCTATAACTCTTGCCCCATAACCATCAACGCCGGAGAAAATCATTTCCAAACTCGGATGTTCAAGGGTGCGCTCGTTATTACTGCCAGTCAGCCAGTGGAATGCAGCGATGCCCTCAGCAGCCGAATGATCATGGTCGACCTTTCAGCCAAAGACGCTCAACCAACCAGAATTCGGCCCGATGCGATCGCCGAAGTCGACTTGATCCAGGCGAGTGCTTTTGGGCTGGAGATGAAAGAACGGGAAGCGTGGATCTCCAACAATATTCGCTACTACGGTCCCGCCTATCAGAAAGAACTGCTCGAAAAGTACGGTTCCGCCCTGAATGCGCGTACGGCCCTCAACTGCTCGCAAATGCTGGTCATGCTTGACCTGCTCTGCAACTTGCTGTCGATCGATGATGGCTTGCGGCTGGAGACCAGGAAGCTGGTTCACGACATCGCTTTCCTCGACACCATTCCTTATTGATCCGGCCTTCGAAAGGAGAATCCGCATGAATACGCCTGCCCAAAAAACGCAGCCCAACTGGTTTCAGCAGTTGCAAGAGTTTGAAGCAAAGCGCCCCGCCATCCGTAAAGCCGGTATCGAAGCGCTGGCCCGTCTGGTCCCTGTCGCCCAGCGTGATACAGGCCAAAGCGCGGTGATCGGTCGCTTCCTGCTCGGGCTCTACAACGGCCACGACTACCCCTTCGTGCTGACCAGCCTACGCGGTCTCGACACCGCACTGTTCGACGACTGTCTGGCGGTGCTGCAACTGGACTACTCGCCCGAGCAAGAGGTGCACATGTACCTCCCCGACGGCGACGCGATCTGGGAAGAACTGATCGGGACATGGGCATGAAATGGGCGCCGAAACGCAATAAGGATGGGCAAGTCCAGCAGAACTGCTGGGTTACCGACAGCGGCTACACCGTCGCGCTGTGCCGGTTGCCAGAGTCGCGCTACCCCATCACTCGCCCATGGGGAGAACTGCCATTCGCATATGCGAAAGACCGAGACGAAGTCATAACGATCATTGAGCAAGACCAGGCCAACCCGGCCTGAAAGATGGTGTCGAGGAGCGCCAACTCCCCGACACCTACCACTTAAAGGAGAACCACCATGCAAGTGAATCAACCCAAAAGCAGCACGGCAGAGGCTACCACACCTCGCTATGACACCATTGTCGTCCGTGGTGCACGAGGTGACGTTGTACCGAAAGAAGTCGATGGCGGTGAGGTTGTCTCGTGGAGTCGCGGCCATGAACTGGCTGCGGGTGATGCCCTACTGGAGTTCGTCAACTACGTGGCCGATGCTGATTGCGGCATCGGCCGGGAGCTGAGCGCAAAGGCGCGCAAGGCACTAGACCTGATGGAGCGGCGCCGCTGGCTGGGCTGGGAGGCGGACAAACAGCCAGAAGACTGGCAGGCCTCGGTTAACCGTGCAGCGCAGACGGCCCGCGAAGTGTTCAGCGAATCCCATGACGACGCCATCCAGGCGATTGAGTACATGCAGGCTCTGCTGCAACTGGCTGCCCCTGTCGCGCAAGGCGGTGATGCATGAAGCCCTGCACCCTCGGCAAGCGCCACAGCTGGACTTTCGTCCGCAACATCACCATCACCCGTCTAAACGGTAACTTCGGCAGCGTCAGCACCCGGGGCCTTTACCGTTGCACCTGCGGCGCAAAAAAGCACGGTAGCGCCGGTGTCCAGATTGAAGCATCGGAGGTGTCCAATGCTTAAACGCACCCTCACCCACTTCCACCTCTGCTGTGGCCTCGGCAGCGGCGCCGCTGGCTTCAGCGACTCCAAACCAGTCCTGGGCCCCGTGCAAGCTGAATGGCGCTGCCTGGGCGGCGTCGATGTCGACCCAGCCGGCTTGCGCGACTTCCAGATGATGACCGGTGTGCCTGGCACGCTGATGGACCTGTTCACCCGCGAGCAATACACCGCGTTCCACGGCCAGCAACCGCCTACCGGTTGGAAGGAAGCAACCGCCGAGGATCTGCGCCGCGCCGCCGGCAACGAAGACCCGGACGCGGTGTTCATCAGCAGCCCCTGCAAGGGCGCTTCGGGCCTGTTGTCCGAGACAATGAGCCAGACGCCGAAATACCGGGCACTCAACGAGCTGACGTTGCGCTGTGTTTGGCTGATGTGTGAAGCCTGGAAGCACAAACCGGTGAAGTTGATCGTGTTCGAAAACGTTCCACGCCTGGCAACCCGTGGCCGCTACCTTCTGGACCAGATCACTAAGCTGCTCCGTCATTACGGCTACGCGGTGGCGGAAACTACCCACGACTGTGGCGAAATTGGCGGGCTGGCCCAGAGCCGCAAGCGTTTCTTGCTGGTGGCCAGGCACGTCGAGCAGGTTCCTGCATTCTTGTATGAACCTGAAAAACGCAGCCTTCGCGCCGTCGGTGACGTGCTGAGCCGCATGCCGCTGGCCGGCGATATCGATCAGGCGGGGCCGATGCACCGGGTGCCGGCGTTGCAGTGGAAAACTTGGGTTCGCCTGGCCCTGGTGGAGGCTGGGAAGGACTGGCGTAGCCTGAGTCGGTTTGCGATCGAGGACGGTTACCTACGCGACTTCGTGATAGTGCCGGAATACCGCGCCGGTTATATGGGGGTGCACGACTGGCAGGACACTGCGGGTACGGTCGCAGGCCGGTCGAGCCCAACCAACGGCAAGTTTTCCGTGGCGGATCCCCGTCCGACCAGCAAATTCGAATACACCCAGTACGGCGTACTGCCCTACAACCGCCACTGCGGCGTGGTCACCGGCCAACGCAGCCCAGGGCAAGGGACATTCAGCGTTGCAGACCCACGCATGGGCGGCGAGCGGCATAACAACGTTTTCCGCGTTGTCCTCAACGACCAAGCCGTCGGCACTCTTACGGCAGGGCACGGCCCCAGCTCCGGCGGGCAGGCCGTAGCCGACCCTCGACAACCGTCCAAGGGCTTCGGCAAGTACCTGGTCACCGACTACAGCAAGCCGGCCGGCACCGTTATCGCAGGCAGCACCACCGGGCAAGGCGCTTTCGCTGTGGCAGATCCTGCATACAAAAACTGGCACCCGAACGCCAGCACCCAAAAGCTGCGGATCACGCCCTGGTGCGAGAGCGCCAAGACCGTGACTGGCTCACAACAGGTTGCCAGCGGCGCTTTATCGATCGCAGACCCTCGCCCAGGCATGTCGCGAACCAAGGGCGATGCGTACCTGACCGGCGGGCATTATGGAGTGGTCGACTACAACACGCCGGCCGGTGCCGTTTCCGCCAGCGCCTGCCACGACAATGGCCGCTGGTCGGTTGCAGACCAGCGCCTGCCGGCGCCCAACGACCGGCTGACCTGCATGATCACCAGCCTCGACGGCACCTGGCACCGACCGTTCACCACCCTGGAGCTGGCCGCGTTGCAATCGCTGTTTGATCCAGAGGACCACTGGTCAGCAGATCCGCAGACCGCCCATGAGATCGAGCGGATGCAGCGCGTTCGCAAGATCGAACAGGCGGGGGTCTTCCGGTTGGACGGCATCAACGACGGCCACCACCGGGAGCGGATCGGCAACGCGGTACCGCGCTCGGCGGCGCGGGCGATGGCGGATGTGTTTGGCATGACGCTGCTGCTTTCAGAGGCTGGGGAGACGTTCATGCTCAGCAACGTGTCGATTTGGGTGCAGCCGGTGGCGATTGCGTTGAGCGTGTCCCAGCAGGAGGTTGGCGTATGAGCGTCATCCTTATTCTTTATCTGTGCGCGGATGCGACACGGACAAACTGCCAGGTGGTAAGGGCTGAGAGCTGGAACGGTCCACATGCCTACGAGCGGTGTTTTGAAGTCGCGCTGGGCCTTACTGAGTCGATGACCGCGCCCAACAGGGACCGCCATCGGTTCGTTTGCGAAATCCTGGGTGATGAAGCGAAACCTGCAGAGCATAAGGCTCAGCCAGCGTTCATTCATCAATCGTTTCGGTGATTAAGGACAAACCATGAATAACGGCAAATCTTTCCCTTGGAATCTCGACCTCACCGGCGTCTGTGACCAGTGCGGTAGATCCCGCGCCCACGGCAACCATCAGAAGTGCAGCAAGGCGCGCCAGGCGGCCAATGCCAAGCGTCGGGCTGAGGAGGCCAAAGCAGGGGTCACACCGGCGCCTAGAAAAAGTGCCAGCCTGTTCTGGTTACTTCGCCAGCAGTGATCGGCAACACTTAAACCGCAATACATCAGGCCCGGCGACGGGCCTTTTTTCTTCCTGTGGGCAGAATCTTTCAATAAATCGCGTGGGGACGCATATGGCAGATGGCGTAGAGGCCCGTGGCAATTCGGTACGGGTCTATTTCCGTTTCAATGGCGAACTGTGCCGGGAGCTTGTGCCCGGTGGTAACACACCGGAAAACCGGGAGCATGCAAAGCGCCTGGTGACAGTGATCGAATACGAGATACAAGCCGGTACCTTCGATTACCGCCGGCACTTTCCCGAGTCCACCAAGCTGGCCGAAAACAGTTTTGGGCACTACTTGGACCTATGGTTGACCATCAAGAGCAACAGCGTGGCCGCGACCTCATTCCGTGGGTACAAAAATAAGGCTGAGGTCCATGTGCGGCCGCGCTGGGGTGACGTTCAGATCGATCAGATTGACCACTTGGACCTGCAGGAGTGGATTCAGGGGCCACTGTCTAAGAGGCTGAAGAACAAGACCATCCGCGACATCATCAGCAATGTGCGCCAGGTATTCCGGTTATACCGCACCCGGAAGAAGGTCGCGCACGACCCAACCGAGGGGTTATTCGTGCGCCTACCCGATCCTGAGGCGCCCGATCCATTCACCAGGGCGGAAATAAAGCAGATCCTCACTACGCACACCAGTCGCACCCAGGAGCTTCTGATGGTGCAGTTCATGATTTGGGCGGGCCCACGGGTATCGGAGACCATCGCCTTGGCCTGGGAGGACGTAGATCTGAAACAGGGGACGGTGACTTTTCGCCGATCCAAGGTTCGGGGGGCCTATCGCGTGACTAAAACCCGGCGCTCTACACGCAAGGTGCGTCTGCTTGAGCCGGCGTGGGATGCGTTGCGCAAACTGGACGCCATCAACGAGCTCAAGACTGTAGACACGGTCGACGTCGTCGAGCGCGACAACAAGACCGTCCGCAAGCACAAGCTGCACTTTGTATTCCTGAACACCAAGAGCGGCCTGCCACACGTCAGCGACTTCGTCGTGAGGGACAGGTTCTTCAAAGCGCACTTGAAAGCGGCCGGCGTTCGTTATCGCGGTCCTGGCCAGTGCCGACACACGTACGCCAGCCAGCTGCTCACCACCGGCGTCGCGTCGGTCGACTGGATCGCAGAACAGATGGGCCACACCAGCGCGAACATGATCCGACAGCACTACGGAATGTGGATCAACGAGGACGGTCCAGACATTATAAGTTTGCTTCAGAATGCTCTTGACCTGTAGTCAAGCTCTTAGGTCGTGTGAAATGATCAACACGAATGCCGCGACACTCCAAGCGAAGGGACTGCTTATGCCAGTAATGCATCTGTTCATTGATACGAATATCTTCTTAAACTTTTACACGTACCCCGACGACGATGACGGGGTCATAGATGAATTACTAGAGTATATCGATCCGAACAAGATAGTTCTGCACTTACCAAAACAAGTCGAGAATGAATTTGAGCGAAATCGTGAATCGAAGCTGCACGTTGCAGTTACGGAGTTCCAAAGCAAAAAATTTCCAAATGCCATTCCAAATCACATGCGTGGAACTGAAGCAGCAAAAAATTATCAAGATGCTTTAAGAAATGCTGAAGCAGCAAAGAAGACGCTAGTTGCAAACGCTACCGGCCTCGCTTTACAAAATGACTTGCCAGTAGATAAAAAAATAATTGAAATTTTTAACAAGTCGCAAAAATATGAGGAAGACGACAGAACATTCAAACTCGCAGTTGAGAGGTCTCAACGTGGTAATCCTCCAGGCAAAGGAGAAAGCGTTGGCGACAGATATAATTGGGAAGTTCTGCTTCAGCACGTGCCTGCTGGTGACTTATATATAGTATCAAAAGATGGTGACTATGCGTCTCCGTTAGCAAACCTAGACAAAAGGTCTGTAAAAGCTAAACGCTACCTGTCCGAAGAATGGTCAAGAAAAAAAGGGGATGGATCGCTTCACATCTATACCACTATAAAATCTGTAATTGATCATTACAAACAACTAGCGCAACAACCAGAGGTGGTAGACCAACCTGCGATAGATTTTGACGTACCACCACCACCACCACCACCACCACCACC